TCCAGCTGGTAATCCAGTTATAGATACCTGGATCCTGCAACAATGTTATTTCAGGCTTCATGTTGTCTGTCCAGAGCAAGACTTTTTCGCCAGTGCCCTTGAAGTCACGCACTAGCTTCAGTTCTTTGGTTACTGGATTGAACGTGAAAATCACATAACCACCAAACATACGGGCGGCCAGTTCAATGTATCCAGCATAAAAATCATAAGTTGCCAGACCACCAGCATAGTTATAGTTCAGCAAGTAGGTGTTCAGGATGGCACTACTGAATGGGTCGAAGCTACTGGCGGCTGGTCCAGTTTCCAGACCCACAGTTCTACGGAATACCTGACGCACAGTGGTTATTTCTTGCGGCAGAATGTAACTGTTCTTGTCGTTTTCTATGGTCAGAAGGCTATAACTTTCTTCATAGGCATTCTGGGCACGTTGTCTATAAGTAGCAATTGCGTATTTGTAGGCAGCCTCATAGTGTTCGGGATCCAGTTCCAGATCCACTATGCCTTCACCCAAACGCAACGCCACGTTGCGAAACAGTGCGCTCTTTAACTGTTGTAAATCAGCCATAAAAATACCCTATCGTAATAGGGTATTTATCAGAATTTACAGGTCACCAGGCCTGCGATATTCACTGTGAGTTACATCAAAGCGTCCGCCTGGATATCGTGCTTCAAGTTTACGCACATTCTCTGCGATGACTTCGTTGGGATCATAGCCCAGGGCACGGCAAGCATTCACCCAATACCAGGCAATGTCACCCAGTTCACGCATCATGTGGAAGCGGTTTTCTTCGTTGTAGGGCTTGCCCTGAAACACCATCTTCTTCACAATCTCACTGAACTCACCAGTTTCGCTAGCCAGTCCAATACTTGCCGTGAGTAACAGGGCAGGATTTAGAACCGGATCACGGTCCAGTTCAGCCAGACGAGCCGCCATTGCGCTGGTATGATTGCTGGGATCACTGGTCACAGCCTCCACAAATTGTTCATATCGTTTCAAATCAACTTTTGCCATTTTATTTCCTTATTAATGTGCACGGAGAAAGACCAGATTCTCACTGGTTCTTCCGTTGGGTTGTGCCTGTACGGCCCGGATTTCAGTAAAAATTTTGCGGGCCGCAGGCTTACCAGCTGCCATAAATTTCTTTAGCACTTCATCAGGCTTGCGAATGGTCTTGACACCACTCTTGGTGGCATCAAAGCCCACTATGGTAGTGCCCTTTACGCCCAGTGTACCCACATGGCTGTCAGCCACATAATAGTGCAGTTTACGCTTGGCAGTGTCGTAAGCCCAGACCTCAGTTGCACCCAGGATCTTGGCTGGATGCAAACTGGTGAGCTTGAGTGCTTCATCAGTCTTTTGGTACTTGATCTTGGCCACAATCTTTTCAGGACTGACTGCCTTGCGCTTGCGAGGTGCCTTGGTTGCCTTTTTGACGTTGACATACCCGCCCAGACCTGTCAATACTGCTTCACAAAACTTGATCAAGGCACGAATCTGGAGTTTGCCGTAGCGGCTGTAGGCCTCATTCAGTTGAGGGTCACGGCCATCTGCCACTGCTTGAAATTCATCACGCTTACGCTTCCAGACTTCCACAATCATGGGCACATGTTGAGCCATGATGTTGCGTTCAGTCAAAATGCCCACGGGATTCACCGTGATATCACCACGGGCACCAGCCTGAATGAAGTCATCAATAGCCCCTTCAAGTTCACCGGCGGCTTCACGCGCACGGTCACGCATGATTTCCTGAACATTGGGGCGGTTGCTTTTGACTTCGGGTTCATCAGCTTGAACCAGTTCGGGTTTGGCCAGTGTCTGGATCAGGCGCTGAACTTCACGATCCAGCAAATCCTGCTCATCTTGGGTCAGATTCAGGCCGCGCAGGTACAGGCGCGCTAGCCAGCCCAGGGTGGCAAACACTTCACGATCTTCTACACGGCGAATCTTGCGTGCCAGTTCAGCCTGGTCACGATACTCCAGATAATTGGCCAGTTGCTCCTTGGCTTGCTTGCGGTCATAATAGCGGCTGTACCAGTTGAAAGCCAGACCCAGGGCACTAGAACGGCGATCTGGATCAGGTTGAACCGCAAACAGTGGTTCTCCGCCAGTGTACTTGGTATCTGTATCGCGTGGATTCAGTTCGGGAGCGATTACCCGATCACCAACCACTGTTGACTTGCGACTTTTGGTTGCCATAACTTTCCTCGTAAAAACACTATTATAGGATATTTACCAATATTTGTCAAATGCGCTAGATCATTTGAAAAACACGATTGGCCAGCAGCCGTTCACGGGCAAAAGCCTCTTGCTCCCAGGGTCGGTCATAGTACTCGGCCCGGACCCTGCGACCATTCCAGTAGTGGACTGCATTACCTGAACGGCTGTAAGTGCTACGCAATTGACCACGGGCATATTGTTTGGCGTGTATCATTTCGTGGGCCAGTGTGACCAGCAGGTCATTCATGCCCAGGCGATTGTCCACAAACATGACCAGTGACCGTGGCCCCAGTTTACATAATTCCCCGCGACTGCCCTGGGCCACCAGGCCCTGCCTGCTGAAAACCTGTAGCCGATAACGACTACGCTCCAGTCCCAGTTCTTGGGCATAGAAGTTTAAGGCCGCCTGGATAAACTCCCTGCGGGGCTGGCTTTTGCTGTAAACTGTGATTTCCATACTGCCAGTATAGCAGTTTCTGGATTTATTGTCAAGCGGCAATCAAGTTGATGCGGCACAGGCGGTTTTCGCTGTCCAACATGTCTAGGTCTGTATCCCCCGCCATGTATGCCATACATTGTTGTGCGCTACCTGTAAAACGAACCGTCAAAATTCCCTGGCGAAAATCAGGCAAATACACAACTCGGTACATACTTTCTCCTAGATGTTAGTAGTATATGGGAAACAGTATTTACTGTCAAGCCTCCGCCACAATAATACGATAAATACCATATGCCAAGACTAAGCCTCTGGAAACCAAACAAATCAGACGACTACCGTTTCTTTGATAGGACAATATCAGAGATGTTCACTGTGGGCGCCACAGACCTATACATCCACAAATACCTGGGTGCCAACAACCCGCAAAACACCACAGATGCAACCTTGCCGCACTACGATGCCATAGATCCTACCAAGATACAGGATCTGTTGTTCCTGGAAAACCGTGACCGCAAGTATGATCCCAACATCTATCGCTTGCGCGGCCACTACAATGTTCAGAACCTAGACTTTGACCTGAGCCAGTTCGGATTATTCTTGACCAATGATATTATTTTCGTCACGGTTCACTACAACGACATGATAGATATCATCGGTCGTAAGTTGATGGTGGGTGATGTTTTTGAACTGCCACACTTGACAGACTATCATCCACTAAATGAAACCATTCCCATTGGCCTACGCAGATACTATCAGATCACGGATGCCAACTACGCCAGTGAGGGTTTCAGCCAGACCTGGTACCCACATTTGTGGCGTGTGAAGTGCGAACCACTAGTTGACAGTCAAGAATTTGCCAATATCTTACGTGAACCCATTAACACGGACAACTATCTGGGAGAGTGGGATCCACTAAAAACTTACGAACCAGGATATACTGTGCTGTACGGAGATAAAATTTATACACCCAAACAACCAGTACCAGCTGGTACTCTGCCCACAGACCCAGCATTCTGGGAGGTGAGCACAGAACCCTCACTACAAAGTATCATTGGCCGTTACAACAAGAATTTGGAAATTAATCAGTCAGTTATTGAAGAAGCAGAACGCCTTGTACCCAAGTTGGGTTATGATCGTAGCCAATTGTACATTGTGCCCACTTTTGAAAACAATGAACCAGCACCACCTGTTGATGTAGTAATAGGTGCAGATACTCCCATCTGGTCCACCGGTACTATTGTAAACATAAGCAATTCTGCATTCCGCAACGCCAGCACTGTTTTGCGTGTGAGCAGTGCTCAACTAGATGCCATGTCTGACATTGCCAGCCAAAGAAATGTAAATTTTGAACCTTTCATGACCACTCTGTTGCAAGTGGGAGAAACTGCTCCTGAACGCACAGATACTGGCAGTGGTCCAGTGAGTGGAGACCGTGTGGTCACAGCCCGTATGTTGAGCACCTTCAGTGCTGCCCCTGAAAATATAACTGGCCCCTATGGCACTGCTGACAATACTTACGCTACCGCCGATCAATACCTGAGATTCACGGTTACTGCTTATGAAACAGCACCGCAAGTTAGTGTCATCCGGTTACTGGAAATACCTGCAGATTTGGCCATGACGCAAGTGCTAGTAAACGCAGTTGTGTACAGCGAAGCCGGTATACCCCAAAGTGTATTTCCGCCTAATACGCGAGTCACAAACATAAACCGTGTACTGAGCACTATCACAGTTAGCAACCCAACACAGACTAGTATACCTGCTGGCACTGCCTTGATTATAAACTCAGACTTTACTGGAACTGAACCCTATGGGCCCAATACCATGGACTATCGTGCTGACTGCGATCCCAGATTCCAGTACATTCGTCGTTATACGCCCAGAAGTTTTGGTTACATTGCCGGTTACGATTCGGGAAATCAAGAAGCACCCAACGGTGAACCCTTGCGTGCTGGCATAGCATTCCCGGCTGACCCCAAGCTAGGTGATTATTTCTTGCGCCTGGATTATCTGCCACAAAAACTGTTCCGTTGGGATGGTCGTTTGTGGATAGAAATCAGCCAGAATGTGCGAACTGGTGGTTACATGACTGACGCTGATCGTAGTCAGTTGAGCACATTTATTAACAATGATTCCACAGTTACTCTAAGCAATGGAGAAACTATACCTAGCCGTCAGAGTCTAAATGATGCCCTGAGAATACAGCCAGACTAACTTACTATACCTAGTAGTTTCCAAGATTTAGTTTTAGACCTTTCTCCCTTTATCACCTGACAAACATCACTTGCGCGAAGTTTGTACTTGTCAATGAAGTCACGCCTTGTCATCTGTACTATATCACCAGTTTCTAAGTTTATCCATACGTATAAATTGTGGTCATAGTTTTTGTTTGTCTTTTTTATACTGAAGTTTTCTTTTTTTGTGTAATGGTTATTACCGCTGATTTTACTCGCATAGCCAGGTTGTTTTGTATAATGATTATCTCCCGAAATTGCCAGGTTGTTACCACGGGGCCCTCGCATTTTTTCTCTAACCTCAGGTCTTTTTGCTGGGTTCGCGTCACCAGATAACCCTGTTCCTGGCCTTTTTGAGCCAAATAGTGGATGCTTGTTGCCTAATTTTCCGTCACGGTGTGTATAATGATTTTGACCTGAGGTTGAAAATCTATGATTACCTTTTCTTTCACTAGTCCAACTTTTTGATACAACCATTGTTAACTCTGGTCTTTTGCGGCCTGACATTTTTTGCTTTTTGCTTTCTTTGACTTCTGGTCTTTTGCTGGGATTCAATTCTCCATAAAGTGCGCCACCTCCTGTTTCAGGAATCATATTAGCATAAATCAAATTTCCGTAATCATCCATGGCACTCGTAACTCTCCATAAATTACTATAATAACGACCCCAGTAGTGCAGGTCTTTTTGAGAGAGACATTCTCTAAGCAATAAGGTTTCATACTCCTTGCCATGCTCTTTCAGATGCTGTAACCAAGCTTTACCTGACCCAGGATAGGCGTGATAATCACTCTTGGTAGTTTTTCCCAAGTATCTCAAACCTGTAACTTTGTGAGTTTTTACATAAAGATAGATCATTTACTCGCTCCATCTTTATTTAGTGGTTTATTCAGCAATTTGTTTTTTACAAGTGGAACGGCATAAATAAATCACTAACACTGTTCATCATGGCACAATTCTTCTACTCAGAACAAATAAAACGTTTCCTAATCCAATTCGCAAGAATTTTTAGTAATTGGAGCGTCACAGACGGTTACGACCCCAATGGCAACCCCATTATCAAACGCATTCCCATCATGTACGGTGACAGCAGCCGGCAGGCCGCCAACATCATAGCCAACAACAGTGCCAGTAGCATGCCCAGTGCTCCGCTCATAACCTATTACATCAGTGACATTCAATTTGAGCAGAGCCGCACTCAAGAACCCTACTTCATAGACAAACTGAATGTTCGCCAGCGTGCCTACAATCCCGAAACTGGCGAGTATGAAACCAGCCAGGGCAATGCTTTCACTGTAGAACGTATCATGCCAGTGCCCTATCGTCTGACCATCACGCTGGACTTCTGGAGCACCAACTACTTACAGAAACTGGAATTCTTTGAGCAGCTGGCCACACTGTTTAATCCCAGTATGGAAATACAAAGCACAGACAATTTTGTTGACTGGACCAGCTTGAGTGTGGTGTATCAAGAGGGCATCACCTGGACCAGCCGCAGCATTCCTGTGGGCACTGGCAATCCCATCGATGTATTAAGTTGGAAATTTACCATACCCATCTGGATCAGTAGTCCCATCAAGGTCAAGAAACTGGGCATTATACACAAGATTATTGCCAGTATTTTCAAGGGCCAATATCGTGATGACATACAAGACGATGACCTGTTGCTGGGCACGCGCCAGAAGATTACTCCCTATGGCTACAAGATACTGCTGTTGAATGGTGGTCTACAAATACTACCGGCTGATCAGCCATTTAATCCACCCAACAGTGACTTGCAAACTCCCACGCCTCCCAACACCACACTGGGCTGGCACGCTGTGTTGAACCCATATGGTGTGATCCGTGAGGGCATCAGCATGATTGCACTGGAAAATCCCTACATGGAAACAGAAATCATGGGAACCATAGCCTATAATCCCACTGATGACCGCTTGTTAATCTATAACATTGACAGTGACACCCTGCCACAAAATACTCTAGACCCAGTGAACATGGTAATCAATCCGCTGGTCAAGTATCCCGGCAATGGACTACCTGCACCAGTGACTGGGCAGCGATATTTGATTGTTGAGCAAATACCGCGACAGATTGATTCCTGGCAGCCCTGGACTGGATTGACGGCAGGTGCCAATCCCAATGATATCATTGAGTTTGACGGCACAGACTGGACTATAAGTTTTGACAGTAGCACGCCACATGATGTAGAATATGTTTTAAACCTGAACACAGGCGTTCAATACCGCTATGTCGCAACTGAAGGATGGCAGAAGGCCTGGGAAGGTTGGTATAATCAGGGTGACTGGAGACTGATCATTTAATGAAAAAAGAAAGCGTGGGCCTGCTGTTTTATGCGGCTGATACCCAAAGACAGTTGTTCTTGCTACGCAATGATCGCAATATACATTCTTGGGGCTTGCCCGGCGGCAAAGTTGAGCGTGGCGAAACCTTGCGTGAAGCCATAGAGCGTGAGTGCCGCGAAGAAATACATTTCTGGACTCAGGATGTAAAGTTATTCCCACTAGAACAATTTACCAGCGATGACAGCAAATTCTGTTACCATACTTTTTTCACCATGGTTCCCTATGAATTCAAGCCTGTGCTGAATGATGAACACATTGGCTATGCCTGGGTCAGTGCTGATACCTACCCCAGACCACTACATCGTGGACTGTTCAATACACTAAACTACAATGTTATCAGGCAAAAGATTGCAATAATTTGTGATAGCATGAAATAGAAAAACCCGCCGGAGCGGGTTTTTGTTTGGGTCAACAACAGATTAACTATTGCTTACTACAACCACATTAGCCACACTACCGGGTTGCACAGTTGCATTAGCGGCAATGAAACTTACCAGATAACTTGTGGCAGTTGTCAGGTTGCCCTGATCCGCTGTGCTCACATAGTCAGTGGGGAAGCCCCAGCCATGCTTGTCTGTGATACTGAACAAGGCAATGTTGCCAGCACTGGCATCCACAGCCTGAATACACATCTGACCACTGGTCAGGTTGGCAGCATTGGCATCTGCTTCATTTACCAGCACACATGTCTGTGTGTGGGTAGGGTCAGCCAGATTGGCCACAAGATACTTGTGCTTGCCCTTTTGACGAACAATGTAAGCATCACCAGCATCATAACTGCCAGTGGCGTATTCAATGTTGGCCACGCACAGGATGGTATTAGCACCACTGGTGGCTCCCAGACCGTTAGCACCACCAGTTACACCAACGTTAATGTTATTTGTGGGGTAACCAACGTCCACATTACCGGGGTGTTGAATTTTTAACTTGCCCATTTTATTTCTCCTTATAGTGACGTTCTAGGTCATACGCTGAGGCGCAGCGTAAGTCCTGAATAACCCATTCAGGAACC